CAAAATAAATTTAAAAATCCAAAAATGGAAAATTATTATGGACATTCAGATTCTTTTGATGCTATGGTTAATGATATAAAGGGTAAACAGGTTATTGGACCAGATGGAACTCCAATAGAGTTTGAAGAAGCTGAAGAACTTATTAGGTCAGGTGGCAAAGGAGACAATCCTTCTGATACTGCAACTCTAGTATTTGATTCAGATTCAGATAGAGTAATTATGACTTTTCATTCTGATAAAGATAGTACTGAAGCAATAATTGCACAATCTTCAGCAAAAGCTGAAGCTGATGCAAATCAAGATAATGTACAGAAATTAGTTGATAGTAAGTTATTGGAACCAGAACAAGCTGAAGCAATAATGGGTGAAAATCAGGAATATGTAGAACAACAAGCTGAGATTGAGAGAGAATTAAAACAAGTTAGTGGTTCCCCAGCAAAATTTTTCCAAGATAACGTTACATTAGAAGATGCTTTGAAAAGTATACATAATGATACTAATCAAGATGGTAGTTCAGATAAAGAAAAAACTTCTACTAAATGGAATTCAACAGCAATTAAGGGAAAAAGTGGACCTAATGCAAATTTATTAAAATATTTAGATAATCAAGAAGACCCAAGTGATGAAGAATTGTTGGAAGCTTTTTTAGCATTCATGGCAGATGAAAATAAAACGAAAGATCCAACTAATAACCAAATAACACTTATGGATAGATTGAATAGAAGGTGGGCTAATAAAGGTGCTCCAGATGTAGATCCAATGATTGAAGATATAAGAAATAGAACAATACAGAATGAAACTGATTATATAGAAAGACAGGATGCAATTAAAATAAATTATGGTGGTACACAGATAGGGGTTGGAACATTTTTAGAAGGGAATACAATTTTTAAACAGTTTCATTTAGAGGCTATGAATTCGGAATCAGAAAAGGGAGTACATAAACACAAAGGTATGTTTGAAACAAATCATGGAGGTCTTTCTGTAGATGGAGAGGTGTTAAGAAAGTGTATTCCTGGAGTAAATAATAAAGAAGATTTTGTGACAAGGTTTGAGGTAGGAGAAGCTTCAGATCAAAAAGGAGTTAGGGGCAGTCAAAAGGGTAGGACTACTGGTAGTAAAAAAATTGTTTATGCTATACAAGAAAAGACTAATCCAGATACGGGAGAAGTAACAACTGAAAGAGTAGAAGTTGGAGTTAAGGTGGCTAGAACTAAGTCAGGAAAACTTGGTAAGTTACAAACAGTTTATCAATGGTCAGATAAAATGAAAAAATGTTTTTCGAAAGACGGTAAGCGCGGTTAATTAGTATGAAAACACAACTACTTTGCACTTTTGCAAAAAAAGATAATTTAAATGAAATAATTGATATTGTTATTAGTTGTAATAAAATTTTGTTTGATAAAATTTATGTTTTTAATAATGCACAAGAACCTAATAATTTAATTTGTACTTATAATGTAGAGTTTGAGACAGATTTTATGGAAGGGATACCAAATACAATTTCTATACATAGAAAAAAACACACCAACACTTTATATACAATAAATGCATTAAATCAAATTATATTACAATTAAATAAAGGGGTATTAGATAAAAGATTTCCAATTCCCTGGGAAAATTATCGTAATTGTATTTTGTTATATAACGACGATAAGTTGGTAGAGATAAAAACAAAAATTCATAAAGTAGTATTGGTTTCAGAATGGGGAGTGACAGTTTAAGGTAAATTAAGGTTATATGGAATACAGGTTTTATTATCCAGATTTTAGAATACATAAAAATCATACATTAAAGTCTAATGAATTAGATAAAATATTTGGGCAACCAATAGCATTTTGGTATGGTTCTTCACCGTATAAAAAGGTAAAAAAAGTAAATAAACGAATTACTAGATTATTTAACAGAGCAGATCCTTGTTTACCCTACATAGTTATATATTCAATACCTGATAGAGATTTGGGACATTATGCTAAGGGTGGAGAATCAAGTAACTCAGATTATATAGATTTTATAAAAAATGTTGCAAAAGGCATAGGAGATAAATCACCAATAGTAATATATGAGCCTGATGCGTTACCACAATCATTCCAAATGACATATGAAAATAAACAAAAAAGAATCGGATTAATTAGAAAAGCATTAAAACTTTTATATAAAGAGTGTAATGCTAAAGTATATTTAGATGTTGGTCACCCATATTGGTTAAAGAAAGATGAGGCTATAAGTATTTTGAGTGAATTTGATAAAAAGCATTATGAGGGATTTTGTTTAAATAGTTCTAATTTTGTTTCTACAGACCAATGTATGTTTTATGGAGATAAAATATTTGATAAAATAGATAAACATTATGTTATAGATACTGCAAGAAATGGGTTGGGATATTCAGGAGATTGGTGTAATCCAAAAACAGCGGTAATTGGGGAATTTCCAACAACTAAAACTAATAATGAATTGTGTGATGCATTTTTATGGATTAAACCTATAGGTGAATCGGATGGAAAAAGAAACGGTGGACCTAAAGCAGGTAGATTTTACTATGAGTATGCTATTAAGATTATCGAAAACTCAAAAAAAATTGGTAGTTTGTAGAACTACTTGATACTTATATGTGAATGGTTTTTAAGGTTACTAACCATTTACAATTAATAATTAATAATTTAATAATGAATATAGGAGATTAGAAAATGGATTTAGATCTAGTAAAAAGACGTTTGAATCAGTTACAAGCAACAAATCAAAGAACATCCGTTCTTTGGAAACCACAACCAGGAACACAAATTATTAGAATTGTACCTTATAAATTTAATAAGGACAATCCTTTTATCGAATTATTTTTCCATTATAATTTAGGTGGAAAATCTCATCTATCACCAATTTCTTTTGGTCGTCCAGATCCAATAGAAGAATTTGCCCAGAAATTGAAAACTTCTGGTAATCGTGATGATTATAGATTAGGTAAGAAACTCGAAGCAAAAATGAGAACTTTTGCTCCAGTTATTGTTCGTGGGGAAGAAAAAGAAGGAGTAAAATTCTGGGGATTTGGTAAAACAGTTTACCAGGAACTTCTTTCAGTTATTTCAGATCCAGATTATGGTGATATTACAGATCCATTAAATGGACGTGATGTTAATGTTGAATTTAAGACAGCAGAAGAAACAGGAGCTACTTTTCCATCTACTGCTATTAGAGTTAAGCCAGTAACGGCTCCGATTTCAGAGGATAAAAATATTCTCGAATTGGTATCAGATACACAACGTGAACTTACGGAAATTTATCAGGAAAAGACTTACGATGAACTTACTGAGATTTTAAATGATTGGCTTGAAGGTAAAAGTGATGAAAAGGAAGAATCTACTTCTACTAAAGGCAATTCTGTTACATCAGATAAAGTATCTGAAACTACAAAAACTGTAGAATCAGTTTCTTCAGCTTTTGATGAATTATTTAATCAAAACGCTTAAAACGTAAGGATAATATATGTCTGTACGGGATGAGTTAGCTGATGTCCTTGCTGATACTTTAAATAAGAAGTTTAAGGACATGAAAGTAGCGTATTTTTTAGATGGTTCTGATAGTACGCCAACAGATATAAAGGATTTTGTATCTACAGGTTCTACCATGTTGGATTTAGCAATATCAAATAAACCAAATGGTGGTATTGCTGTTGGTAGAATTACAGAACTTAATGGATTGGAATCAACTGGAAAATCTTTAGTTGGGGCTCATATTTTAGCTGAAACTCAGAAAAAAGGTGGTGTAGCAGTTTATATTGATACAGAAACATCAGTAAGCCATGATTTTTTAGAAGTTATTGGTATAGATGTTTCAAAAATGTTATACTTACATCTTGAGACAGTTGAAGATATATTTGAAGCTGTTGAAGAAATAGTTTTACAAGTAAGAGGGTCAGATAAAGATAGATTGGTGACAATATTAGTAGATTCACTTGCAGCGGCAACAACTAAGGTTGAATTAGATGCGGACTTTGATAAAGATGGTTGGGCTACTGCAAAAGCAATTATCGTTTCTAAAGCATTGAGAAAGATTACTCAAATGATTGGACGACAGAAAGTTGCTCTAGTATTTACAAATCAATTACGTGCTAAGTTAGGAGTAATGTTTGGAGACCCTTGGACAACAAGTGGTGGAAAAGCTTTACCATTTCACGCGTCAACTAGAATTAGATTGAAGAATAAAGGTCAAATAAAAGATTCTAAGAAGAATGTTATTGGGATGACGATTCTAGCGCAAGTTATAAAAAATAGATTGGGACCTCCACTAAGAAAAGCGGAGTTCCCTCTTTATTTTGAAAGTGGTATTGATGATGAAGGTAGTTGGCTAACCATAATGAAAGAATATGGTATAGCTAAAGTATCTGGCGCTTGGTACTCCTTACCAATGATTGATTTGGAAACTGGTGAAGAATTAGAAGTAAAGAAATTTCAATCAAAAGATTTTGCTGATATGTTAAAAGATAAAGATCTAAAAGAATATCTCTATAAACTCATCTGTGATAAAGTTATCTTGAAGTATGATAAAAGTGCTTTAGGAATAGACGATGTAGAAGTTACAGATGAGGTTGGTGATGGATAAAAGATATGTCAGTATACTTGACGAGATTAAGAAAAAGGGCGGCAGTTTAGATGGTGGTCACTTCAATGATAAGGTACTTATTGTAGATGGCCTGAATACCTTTATAAGAGTATTCAGCGTTATGCCAACTCTCAATGATGATGGAATTCATATTGGGGGAATAGTTGGCTTTCTAAAAAGTATAGGTTATGCAATCCATCTTTTCAATCCCACCCGAGCCATCATAGTATTTGATGGTAAGGGTGGGAGCACCCGCCGCCGTAAATTATTTCCTGAATATAAAGCTGGTAGGAAACCAAAGAGTAGATTAGTGCGCGCATATGATTTCGCTAGTGAGGAAGATGAGCGAAAAAATATGTTAAAACAATTACAATCAGTAATTGGATATTTACAAATGTTACCAGTTACAATTGTTGCTATGGATAATATTGAAGCGGATGACGTCATAGCACATTTATCTAAACAAGTTTTTGATGAAAGTAAAATAGTAATTTCATCTACAGATAAAGATTTTCTTCAACTTATAAATCATAGAATCAAAGTATATAGTCCTACTAAAAAGAAAATATATGATAGGGATGCAATATATGATGAATATGGAATACCATCAAAAAACTTTTTAACTTATAGAATATTAGAAGGAGATAAATCTGATAATATTCCTGGTGTACGGGGCGCTGGACTTAAAACTATCATAAAAAGATTTCCTAAAATAACAGATAGAGATGAACCATATTATACATTAGAAGAATGTATAAAAATATCAGACGAAAAGAAAGATGAATTAAAGTTATATGAAAGTGTAGGTATTTG